GCCATCGCCAGCGGTGTTGTACTCAATGAATCCACCTGTCGCGGGTGTCAGCCCTTCGGATGCTGCCTGTGCGCGCAGATCGGCCAATTTCTTGGCCACATCGTTGCGAGAGTCAGCAATAACCGTAACAGGCTTGCCCGATACAATGGCGATAGTGTCATTCTTCTTGCTCATCTTCGTCTGCAATTACGTCGTTGTTACAATCACATTGATAGTTGAGTATCTGCCAATAGCAGGGCTTCAGCGGGTCGTAGTTAACCGCCTGTGCGCTGAAGGTGTAATCAGCAGGCACCAGGTCGAAGTCTTCGTCGCCCTCGGATGCGTTGAAGAAATAGTTGTGTACAGCCTTACGAATCCGGTCGGCGATTTCACCAAGTTCGATTCTGGTGCGCGCAGCTATTTCGATGCCAATCTGAACGTTGTCGGTGTCACCCTCGTAGGGATCGTCCTTTGTTTCAGCGTCGTTGGTCAACCCATCGAAGTTAACGATTATGTAAGGTATTGGCGCATTATCCAAGTTTTCGTCAGGCAATCCGATGGCGGTGTTGTACACATCGCCTGCGGGTAGCTTTGCCATCAGAACTGAATCTGCGCGCAATGCATTTACAAAAACAACGTCTTGGAGTAAACTCATACTATCAATTGATTGCTATTTATCGTTTTTGCTTCCCTTGGGAATGGCCGACGGACTGTCGGGCTGTTACGTCCTGAATCCGTCGGCAGGCCAATCCCAAAGATTATGCAAGAATTAGAGAGTGGTGGGCTCTGACTGCTCCTGAACGGTGTACAGGGCAAATCCCTGAGTTGGATATACAGCTGGATCGCCTGAAGGCTCGCCGCCGTTGATGTAGATTGACAGGTCGGTGATTGACCAAGCTGTGTTCAGGATTACGCGGGTGATGTTGCGGTCGGCCAGGGTGATTGGGTCCACCACCAGACGAACGTCGCCATGCTGCTGAACAGCCAGCCACTCAAAGTAACCGATACCGATGCACAGATCAGAAGTGCGAACCAACTTGTTGTCAGTTGTCAGCTCTGTGTTCAGATAGTGGGTAACGATGTATGGATAGCCTGCGCAGAGTCCGTTTTCTACGATGAAGCCACCAGCAGCACCAGCAATCTTTGGTGTAGCCTTCAAGCGGGCCTCGGTTACGCGGTCGAGAATCAGGGTAACATCGCCCTCGAAGAATCCCTTGTTGCTGAACTGTGCAACTGCGTCGAGAATAGCTGCGTACTCCTGGCCGTTGCCAAGTGTAATGGTTCCGGCAGGGGTGAGGTTAGAGAATGGGCCGTGGTTGCCGCTGAATGCAGCACGGCTGTAAACCTTCTTTGCCAAATACTTACGAACTGCCAAGGTGAACTTCAGCTGAACGAATGCCATCAGATCGAAGGCACTGTTATCGATGGCCATGTTAGAAACAGGCACCTTCAAACCACAGCGACGCTGTACAGGGTTGATCTTAGCGAAATCCAGAACCTGATCGCCCAGGGCATCAACCTCACCGACCTCTTCCATCTCAACATCGTTGATAGAAACAGGCCATACCTCGTTGCCCTTAACACCTGTTACGATGTTGAGCGACTTTGGCAGATCAAGGCCTTCGTGCAGGGTTGGAATCAGCTCATGGATAGTCAGGGTGATGGCACCCGATGCTTCGATGTTAGCAGTCACGTTGCTAGAACCGCCGCTGTTCGAACCAGGTGAAAGCAAAATCTCGCGCTTCTGGCCTGTGTTCTGTGCTTCGCGCAGCAACTCACGCAGCTGCTCGCCCTTGCTCTTATGCTCCTGGAGCTGTGCCAGCTCACGCTCGTTGAGCATGTTCTCGATTTCGGAATCGACAATGGTCTTCTCGCGTGTCAGGTGATCCCACTCGCGCTGCTCTTCTTCGGTGAAGTTACGCTTTTCGTTGTAAGCCTTGTCGTTCAGGTCAGACATTTTGCCCTGAAGTTCACGGCTACGAGCCTGAAGCTCGATTTTGGTCATTTTCTTTGTCATAACTCGTTAAAATTTTAAAGGGTTAATATTGATTTTCAAACTCACTTACATGTTGAGGAGTTGACGACGACGCAGGGCTGCTGCTTGCATGGCCTTCTCTTCGGCTGCGCGCTTCTGCTGCTCCAATTCTTCGTCGGTGTTACGCTGCTGCTGACCTTCGCTGTCGTTGCCAGCTGCACCTTTGATCTGTGCTTCGATGGCGCGCTCGATGTCGTCGGATGCTTCGCGGGTTCCCACGCTTGTCTGCTCATAAGCAGGGTGGGTTACGATTGAAACATCGAACAACTCCACGATGCGCTTCACATGGCGAATCCATACTTCCTTACCGTCTTCGACCTCGTTGGTGCGCTCATAGCTCACACCGTTTTCGGTGTCTTCCCAATCGTCGATGAAGGCGAAAGACATTCCGCTGATGTCGCCGCGCTTTATCAGTTCCAGAGTGTCGTTGGCTGCGTTGGTCTTTGGCAGATCACATGAAGACTGCACGTTGCGTTCTGTCAGCTCCAATTTCAGCGTATCTTTTCCTGTGTTGCGATAGCGGCCAAGTACATCTGTTACCATGTTCGAATGGTTGATATTGAAAACAATATCCGAACGCTGCAACAGTTCCTTGCTAATACAACCAGGTTCCAGCACCTCATACACTTTGCGGGTGCTGCTCCAAGGGGTCAGGTTGACAGATCGCACACCAAAGATGATGGGCTCGCCATCAACGGTGCGGCTTTCTTCCTGACCATCTTGCGATTCGCGAAGGTGCAAACCGCAAAGGTTGTTTGGGATAAATCTAACCTGTTTCATCTGGTAAATTATGAATTAACGTTTCAATATTCGTGGGTCAATTTGTCGGGGGTTTACTGTGCGATTGGATGCTGTGTGCTGAATCTCAGCAATGCGCATGTCGCGTCGGGTTGGCCTGACTTCAATGCGACTGTGTTCATCTGGAATCATCATTTTTCGCTTACGGTTTTAATGTTGTACTGAATAGCTTTGGGGAACTGCCAATCGATCCAGGCAGATATAAGACGTTCGCCAAGTTGACCGCCGATTCGGTATGCGTAATCGAATCCCATATCCTTCAGGTGGTATGCTTCTGGGTTTGCTTTGATGCGGGCTTCGATGTCTGAATCTACTACCATATCACTTCCAATCGCTGTTGTACCCCAATCGCAAATGATTGAAAGTACCAGCTTAATCATTTCGCGGAATTTATCGCTAGGCATGATGAACATCGAGCATGGATGGAACTCGCGGTTGCTGATGGTCCGGTGCCATGCTGCGCTGAATTCTGGGTGATGCTTTTCGATAACTTTTGTTGCAATATCTAGGTCTTCAACGTTGCCGAATGTGGCATACTGTTCGCGTATGGTCTTACCAAGGTTTACGCGGGTACCAACAACGCATTCCATTGTAGCAAGGTTTGATGGTACCTGGTTCATAAACGCAAAGTACTTGCGATACTGACAGAATCCAACCATCGCCGGAAGATTCTTTTCTTTGGCAATGCGCTCCATGCTTGCGATCTCGCTCCAAAATAATCCCTGTCGTTTGTCGGCTTCGGTCTTTTCCCACTTGCGCGCATCCAGAACTTTGTAAATTGGATGGTTTACTGCAGGCGCAAAATCCTTGTGGGTGCAAATATAGATGCGGGCATCCTGTTCAAGTTTGTACGGCTCCCACAGATTGTGGTGCTGCGCTACCCAGGCACGCTGCGATTCCTCGTTGTTGGCGCGCCAACTGCCACCATTATAGTGCGCATAATAGTTCTGCAGATCACCGTAGATGCGCGCAGTCAGCTGTGGCTTGGTGTTGATAATGTCTTCCAGCAGACTTGCGCCTGTATCATATCGATTCTGTGGATCGTTCGGGTCGGTCGAATGCAGACACCAACAACGATCGGGATCGTAATACCTGGCACCATTGGCCACCAATACCGGAACATTCATGTAGCAAAGGAAGGGTAGCAGTCGGTCTTTGCTGATTTCGCGCGGGTTACGGCTGTGTAGCCATTGCACTTTGCCTGAAGCGGCAAAGTTTTCATTCCATAGGAATCCGATGTCGGCGGTCAGCAGCAGATCAGACTCCATCAGGATGAATCCGTCTGGTACCAATTCCCACAGCTTCTGAACGCTCATCATGTGCTTCATGCTGCCATAGTTCGACTGATGGGCCAAATCCCAACACTTGTTTGGATGCTTGGCCAGCTCTTCATCAAAGTTTACTATCTGCTGTTTTCGGTTGTTCAGCACCTTAACGCCTTTCATTTTCTTTGTAAATGGGCGTTTGTCTGAATTATCGAAAACGATAATCTGATAGTCTTCTGCGCATTGTTTACGCACCGACAGAATGGCTGCTTCTGTCAATTCAGGTGTATTGAAGTGAACAATACAAATGGTTTTCTGTTTCATTTATTCTTCGTCTTTGGGATTGTCGATTGGCTTGGTCGTTTCGCGCTGCTTCGAATTCTCAGCACCGTTGCGCGTCACCTTCTCAGAACCAGCCACAGCTAGGTTGGTGCTGATATAATGGTCGTCGCCATTCTTAACCGATGGCATGTCGTACTGTGCGCGGATTTCGTTGGGGCTCCATCCGGTCTGAAGGTGAAGAAGGTCAATTTCTGCCTGGCCTTTCGCATCAAGTCGGCGAAGGGCCAGTTCGCATACATGGATGCGTCGTTTGCCGAAATCGTATTCCGAAAGCATCTTGGAGTTGTATTCGTCTTCGTAGCTACGGATGCGCGGTTGGATTGTGCGCAACAGGAATTCCTGTGTCGCGTGTTCAGGCATCTTGTAACTGCTGCCTTGATCTTCCATCATCATAATGCGTGGAATGCCAAGAATGCGCGCGATGTCGCTAACCTCAAAACCACGGTTTTCAAGTAGGCGCAGTTCGGCTGCAGTCTGTGATATGATCTTCGCATCAGCAACGTTGTCAAGAAGCATGAAATCGCCCTGGTTCCATTCGGTTGCGAATTGGTCTTTTACCTTCTTCAGTTCGTCGCGGTTGGCGCGGCCCTTCATTCCCATAGTCGGGGCTTTCTCTTCCTGAATGATAACCTTATGTTTACCACCTTTGGCCATATCCTTCAGAGCCTGCTCATCGGCTGTAGCTGCTATGGATAAGGTCTTCATCGCATACACGATGGTAGGAATGCCCATGTAAAAGTCGTCAGTCATAAAGATGTTCTTAAAGTGCAGCACATCTTCAGCAGGCGCATCGATCATCTTTGCGGGCATGTGGTCGCGGTTATATACCAAGTGATATGTGTTGCTGATCGGGTCGTAACCGCCACCTGTACAAAGCCATAGATTCATTGGCCAACCGCCTTCGCGCTCGATATACACGAACGCATTTCCGTAATAGATTTTGCGGAACTCAATCTGTTCTTGCATCTGGCTCGCAGTCATCAGCGGGTTGGGTCGCACCTGTAGCAGATAGTTCAGTCGACCAGCTTCGCGGAAATCATCTTCAACGTAGTTGCCACCTGACTCATTCTTTTTCTGATACTGTACGCGCATCTGGCCCATTGTCTGCATGATGAGCGAAACACCACGGAACCACGCAGGCACAACAAGCGACTTGCGGCCTGTTGGCATGATTACCTGTTCCTTCCAATCGCCTGATGCCACCACGGTACTGTTGCCAGGTGCCGATGGCGATGTGCTTGATGGCACACCATTCACAGCTTCGCGCAGATTGCTTCTATTCCAAAATTTGAAGAAATTATCCATATCTGATTTTTTATTTTTACAGCACTTATCGGGGTGGGGTTTTCTATTCGTTTACAACCAGCTGCATCAGGAACTGCAGGGTATCAGCGTGTTTGTCCGGTGCAAACGATTCAGGAAGAATTTGGTAAATCTGATCTTCCCACTTGATGCGCGAACGCATGGTGATCTTGTCAGTCCAGCGCATTCGTACTTGTCGAACCGCATAAGAATCCAGCGCACCCGCATTCATTGCCTTGGTGCCCTTCGACCAGGTGATATTGGCATGCAGCCAATCACCTTCAACCCATTCGATGCCATTTCCGTCAAGTCCAACCGCCGAACCTTTCGCAGCTGCGCGGTTAAGCACCTGGATCATAAAAAACAATATGCCAGAAGAATATCCCATATTCACGTTTTTATTTTCAGCGCAAATACAGTTCAAAAGGTTACTAAACAAAAAATCCGCGCCAACTCCCTAAAGAGTCAGCGCGGATTGTAATTGTTAAAATGGATAATGTTTAATTGTCTTCGTCGTAGCAGATATAACGGCTAAATGCTTTCTCGCTTGAATGGCCTGTTGCGCGCAGTATCTTGTTTCGCGGAATGTTGCGTAGTGTGTTGATGGTTGCAAATGATCTGCGGGCACTATGCGATGATATGAGCTGGAATCTGCTTTTTGTTTCGCGGGTGATAATACCGTTGATTTTGTTGTCGATGTGTACTTCATCCATGAAGTCTTCGCCAATTTGGTACAGTAGTTCATGCAGATATGTGTTGTAGTTGTTTATGTCGCCTGTATATGGTGCATGGTAGTTGTATTTTTCCAGAATGGCAAAAGTAATACGGCTGTCGATGCTCATGGTGTTAATAGGTACATGGCATTTATTGCCTGTCTTTTGCTGCACGATCGAGAATATTCCATTTTTGAAATTTTCGGGGCTGATGCGTACCATGTCGGAATAGCGTTGTCCAAGGTTGCAGCTTAATACAAATAAATCCCTCACCTTTTCGAGTGTTTCAATTTTATTTTTGCGCATTTTCAGCATCTTCTTCGATCTGAAGCTGTATGTTTCTGTTGTGCCGATTTTGAAGTGATAGATGTGGCTAATTTCGTCGGGTGTTAACGAAATCTTTGATGGTATATAGTTTGGTATGTCAACCTCGCTGTAGCTTGGATTAAGTTTTACACCGTATTTTGACGACCAGTTAAGCACCGTTATAAGGTTGGCTTTCACATGCCCAATGGTGGAATATTTTAGGCCCTGATCTGCCAGGAATGGGATAAAATGATTCCAGAATACAGAACTAATCATAGCGGGCATAATAGTACAACCAAACATCTGCTGTATGTTTTCCAATTTTTTGACCAACATGCGATAGTTCTGCCTGATGTTGGGGTG